AGAGTCTCTTCATAAGTAAAGTAATAGGTATACCCTTCCATCGGTATTCCAAAACGCTTTGCTAAAATGTCATTACGAGCGGCAGGAGCTTTTTCAGCTCTTTCGACATCTAACTGATACGTTTCATAACTGACAGTCTTTCCAATGTTCGGGTTTGCTTTTGGCCACATGTCTGGGTTTGAAATCTCATCAATTGAATCGAGTTTGTACCACCAGATTGAAACATGCGGGTTTACGTAATCGCCTTTAAGTATGTCAGAAAGCTCCATTTTGATTGTGTCGCCGCTTCCGTTACGAACAGTTCCTTCGGAACTAACGGCGATGATTAAATAGTCATCGACTTTTGAGGCGCCCTGTTCTATTGCCCCAACAACGTCCTCACGTATGTCTCCGGACAACCACTCGTCAACAGTTGCTACCTTATCATGTCGACCTTGGAGTTTATCAATGCTCATCGGTCGAACTTCGAGTATGGATCCAGTAAGGAAATTCTGAATGCCGAGTTTAGTAGATGAGAGTTTCATTCGATTTGCTTTTGTACCGGTAGTGTTTTGCAAAGAGCCCTCGGTTAGAAACTTAAACAACGGTCCACGAGATCTAGTGATCGATGTTTTGATAGGACTCATGACTTCGTCTGCTTGTTTCATAGTAGGGGCGGTTGTTACTTGCTGGGTTGTCGATGTATCAACATTTAAGAAGTAACTTTGAATGGTCGAGCCGTACATTGTTTTGGCGGCACCACGACCAACGATAAGATACTGCTTATTTATCAAACGTTTCTTAACCATCTTCCTAACATAATGTCCACTATGGCCATCTTTACCAGGTTCAAATACACTTCGTTCATCGAAGTAGAACCAACCTAAAGCTTGTTCCCCCCAAAGTTTAAAACTGTCAAGAAGATTCAAGTCAGTCCCATCGGTTAACGTTAATTCACCTTCACAATAAAGAATCCACCCTTCAACAACCTCATCATCATAGAAAACTCCTGGATTAGCAATGAGATCATCGATGCGATTCATCTCCATGGAAACTTCTTTGTTTACCGGAATCTCACCTCGAAGTACGGCATCTCGGAACTGTCCATAATACTTCGGAACGGCGGTATTTGACAATGCCATACTTTAAAGTACCTCCTATACCACCTTGAGTTGCCGTATTGCCAATGCAATTCCTACAGCAGAACTGGCAATACCAAGGACACTTCCGGCAACACTTAACGTGTTGGACACGTATGCCTGACCCTTTGACGTCTGAGGTAAAGATAAATTGGAATATTGCTGCTCGAGATTGAGACGACTTACTTGATCTTTGAGTTCTTTATCGGTCATGGTCTTGATGTCTTTCGGACCGTGCGTAGAACGCATACCGTAAACAGAAGTGTTGATGTTTTTTGTATCTTGGGTAATTTTATTGGCGGCGTCTAGACCAGTTTTTACGCCACCCAACTGTTCTTTTGTCATTTTGTATTCGCCATGCCGTTGTTTTTCGCCGGCGTTCCATACGGTAACGCCACTTTGACGCACGCCCCAATGCATTCCAAGTTTTCCAGAATGCAATAGTGAATCCAATTGTTCTGTCATTTTCAATTCTGTTTCAGAACCAAAAATGTCCAAAAGACTGTCATCAAAACTTCCCATTCTAGAAACAAAATCTGTATAGTCCTTATCCATAATTAATAGGTCCTCCTTTTCTTAATTACTAGTGGCATCAACCGTAATAGCAAACATTCCACGTTCTTTATCATAAGCCATGCCCCTGTAAGTCAACTTATCCGGAGCCAAAATTGCTTCCTGATTGCTTCTCGTATTGACTAGGGTTTTTCCGGATGTGGTTCGACCATCGGCTAAGATTCCAGAAACATTCTTGCAATTAATAACCATGTATGTGTTGTAAGTTGCTTTTGCATTTGGATTAACCGCTCTCCAAGTATCAATTGCAAATAACGGCGATGTACTGGTTGACCATACGCGGTTTTCGCCGCGAGATTTTCCAGAAAAATTCTTGGAAAGGTCGTCAAAGGCCGTTGATAAATCATCCTCACTCATGGTGTCCAACTTCTTTGCAATACCATCGACAGAGAACTTTAAATTACAACTTCTATACACAGTTACGTCGCTTATTTTGTTCTTAGCCAACGTACTTCGAAGTTTTTCTGCTTGTTCGGCGTATGCTTTGGGATCTCCGATTGCTAAATACCCATTTACACTTCTGGAATATCGAGCCGAATCAGTGTACGTCTTAAACTGTTTGATATCGTCTTCTGTTAAGTTATCGTACTTGGTTTCGGAGTGTCTTTTTATACCCATGGTCTCAACTGCTTTTAACGCTTTAGGATCTGTTGGCAAAGTACCTGTTGCTTTTTGAAACGCCGACACACTATCCGAAATTAACTTGGTTGATGCATTAGGATTGTTCATGACTTTTCTAAGTCGGTATGTATACTCTCTCGGCGTCAATTTTGCACTGACACTGTAGGCTGTTCGTTCAATACTTGTCTTTAAACCGCTACCGATTTGATCGTCAGACCGACGAACTCCCCATCGCATCCCTTTGATGCCGTGATGTTCAAGTGTTTGTTCATCCATAATCATTCTCCTAACTATCAGACTCGGCCATGGCACAAAGACGCCATTCGAATTCAGCGATCATTTTATTAATGGACTCGATAGCCGCTGAACTCAAAGGAGGATCAAATAACAACTTTACTTTCAGATGAATGTACGATTTGGTAAGGGATAAAAACTTGTCGGAATCCATAATTGAAGCCCAGACATCGGATTCGCTACTGATGGATGTTCCGCCGTCTGGTCCGACACCAAGTTGGCCGAGAATTGCCAATACTGAATTTATATGAACCAAAAGATCCATATCAAAACTAGTGTCTGCTTCTGAAATGTTAAGAAGTTTTTTAATTGTTGTAAGAATGCTGTCTTCCATGTTATCCTCCTTCTGTTATCTTCGCCAAGGGCAGGTATCGTTCCGACTTCGACTAATCGGAATTTGAACAAGTTGACTTTTATCTCCGTAATGAATTGCTCGATGGGTTCGTTGAGTTGTTGAGATCAAGTAACGAGGATCCAATAAAATTGAAGTTCGATTTTTGATGTCTTCTGTAGTTATAGCATTCATGTGATGAACTAAAACCATTCCGTGAATTGCAAAACCCTCAACACCCAAATCGAAACCTTCATCACGAGCAATTACAAAATCCCGAATAGCTCGCCATTCAGGATCATACTTATAAAAATCTTGATTTAGGCACCGATCGAAACCAAACGTCGCTTCACCAATAACACCGTTCAGTTTTAAATACTCGAAGCGTTCTTCAAAGGAAGTTAAACGCATTAACTCGGAATAAGTTCTTGTAATCATGAATCACTTACTCCAATTTAAGTAGTCATTCTCGATACCTTTATAGAATGGTATTACTTCGGGGATCAGTCGTTGAATATACCCCCTCGGGTCAACCTCTACGGTAACAATCCATCCGCCCAGGAAAACACTTATACCCTTGCCCCTTGTAAACGGTGTCTGCATCTGGAAACAACCAGTTTGGAAACAATGGATGTTGCGATAGAAGAGATACTCGATCTTATGGTAATGACCGATGGCCAGAATGTTTGGTTTACTATCGGCCTCCATCGCTTCGATCATCTTTTGAGGTTTATAGGATAAAGCATAAGCGGTTCCATCCCAAGGGTGGCGAAGTTCGAGGATGCAATTTGGTGTGATTTCAATACGGGCGCAATCGCGACCGAGATAATTCATATCTGATCTGTCGTGTGCCAACGCTTTACCAAGATCCATACCGCATCGTTTATAAATACTGGCATCATGATTTCCGGTTATGAAATGTGTTTTTATACCATCTCTCTTGGGATAGTTTTTAATAATTTCGGCGACGTGATCGTCGGCGCCCTGGTTATAGCATTCGTATTGATGCCCCATTCGCATTTGTTCGCCTTCGTCAATGTCTCCGGAATGATAAACATTTGTAATCCCGCGTTTGGCACAGACATCATAGAATTCATGCAGGTAAGTAAGTTGGGTGTACTTTGAATTGATTTGGGTATCGCCCATTAGACCGAAAGTTATAACGACATTCTGGTCCCAATCTTGTTTATGTGTCGTCGGGTTCTGGTTCTCAAAGATTGTGAACTTTTCAGTGGGTACGTTTTTCTCTTCTTTGAGAAAGGCTTTAATTTTATCAACCGGTTTACCAACACGTTCAGACATCTCAGCAAAACTACGATGACTTTTATACATCTTGGTTACGGTCTCTTCCCAACTTGACATAGCCAACAGTCCTTCCTATTTTAAAATTAATTATTCCTCTTCGTCTCGATTATGGCCACTATACTTTTGCATAGCACTCAATGCATTGGCATAAAGTTCGTCGGCATGTTTGACCGATTGAAGAGCCTGAGTCTTTGCTTCGATAAGCTCCTTATTCTTCTCCAGAAGTTCTATTTCTCGCCTCTCCCTTGTCGATCCAATCTTTAAAAAGTGTGTTGTCTCTTGAGAAGAGGCAGTTCCATCAATTAATCGCTGTCTTACAAGGTCCATTGCTAACGAAACCATCTGGTTCTCATCGGCCTCTGGCGTTAATGCCGGACGCATCATTCGTGTTGGTTCTGAAGATTGTGAGGGTT